AGTTAAGTTTGTATCGCCCATAGCTCCGCGCTGTAAATCAACAGTGTCTATTGTCCAAGCTGTATGGCTGGTGCGCGTAATCTTTCTAGGTGCATAGTCTGGATGCACGATATACATAATGTCAGCGCTCTGGGCAAACTTTAGGCCGGGCAAGTCAGCTGTAGCATATGGAGTGACAACCTCTACCGGGACATTGCTAGACACGACCACGCCGCCATCTTTGAATATACGGAAATAGTTATTCCCAAATTCAAGAATATAAGCTTGCTCAACATTAAACTGAAAAGGAATCAGTTTTGTTTTGTTTGCGCTTGTTTTTACCTCGCGTACAAATCTAGTGCCGGGGCGGCGGGTCAAACCGCCATGAGGCTGCACGATAAAGTTTTGAATTGTCTCCGCGCCATTATCATACCGACCCAAATCTGTACGGCCAAACAAACGCGGCGATAATTCACCAGCTGTAAAGTTTTGCTTTGCGGTGGTAATCTTCGGCATTAGTACCTCGCAGCAATAAAGATATCGCCTTCAGAATAATCCTTAGCGTTCTGATTGGTAATGTTATCCGGCGTTCCTTCTGTTGCATCAACAAACCGTGCTTCGCGCAGCTTGTCTTCATACATATTTTGCATCTGCTGCATAAGGTTGTTGCTGTTTACAAGCGCATAGCTCACATCAGCTGCCAGCCGGGCTGCTATGCTTTCTATTAGCAGCATGTCATATTCATTGGGATCTGTGATACGCGCTACATACAAAATCTTGCATGTGCTTTCGTTAGTAAGAATTTTGCGCCCTTCTACCTTGTGTACTGTGTCTGGGTCTTCAAGACGCAACAAGCGCAAGCAATAGGGGTCTGTGGGAAGCGTAAATTGGTTTGCAAAGTCAAAAGCAGGCTTTGCAGTGTCAGCTGCTAGCGTTGCCCGGCGCAGTAAACAATTCCAAGGGTGTGAACGAAAAACAGCGTCACGGATAAAATCATAGCGCTGATTACAAACTC